TAAGACACCCGACCAGTTCGTAATTGATGTTGTGTATAAATTGATAGGTAAATAATATCTCACCTTAATTCAAAGATGGCGACCCGAACCCGTATCGTATCAACGGAGGAAGTCAGTAATGAACTGATTTACTATAACCTTGATGTAATCAACTCCTCTCTGGTTGATAATGGTAGTTTTGGAGACCCCGTTGTAAAGTTTGAGGAAACGCGTAGCACTCCCATTCTTACAGACGCTTCCAAATACAACTTTTCAATCATTCGGTTTGATATTAACGGAGCAAACAAGGATTTGCCCCTCTTCATTCCCGTTATCAATAAGAACCAAATTGCGAGTTCAGGACAGGCAGTTTCCGTTGTTGCGGGAGTAAATGATGTATTTTACTATACATATCCCGTATCGGCAAATGTTAATACGCTACCTTCTTCGCAGTATGTAGGGAAACTTACAATTCCGTCGGGAACATACACGCAGAGCGGAACATCGGGTCAGGCGGGTAGTTTCTTGAACGCACTACAAACTACACTGACGAACTTTGTATCAAGTATCGGCACTGGAACTATTCCTTCGTCTGCGTTTGCTCCAACGGGGTTTGCGGTCTCGTATCAACCAAACACCTACAATGTTAATGTTATCGCAAGTGGAACTCCAAATGCGTTCTCAAATTACTATTCCACATACTACAATGCTCTGCTGTTTTACGACCCTACCTTTGCGGGTGGATACCCAACACTCGGTAGTGCGAGTTTGTGGGGAAGTTGGATAACTACGGGTGGATTTAATAATCCTTCTCTTCCAAGTCAAAACTTCGTTACCTTTTACGGAACAGGAACAAGCGTCCAGAGAACTGCTCCTCAACCTGTTGAAGCAACACCTTTCAATATTTACAATACGACTTACGATACAATCTACTCTGTAATAATCGCAGGGCAGTTTGCGACTGGAAGTGGAACGCTTACAGCATTTACTCCCGTTACAAAGTTCGTTAAGTGGTATCCTGAAAGCACTGATGTTCTACAACCTCCGCTGGATAGCAACGGATTTATTAATCAGGATATCAAGAATAAGTATTGGTGGTGCTATACTTATAAGCATTGGGTTGATTGCGTTAATAGATGCTTTACTGACCTGTTTAGCACTCTCGCAACGCAGTTGAATAGCGGAACGCTCTATACACTTCCGCCCGTAATGACCTTTGACCCAAATAGCAAACGCTTTACGATTTCGTTTGATAGCAACGGATTTGGTAATAATTTAAGCACTTACCTAAACAATCTTGTGCCGTCGTCTCTGCCGTATGCTTCCACCAAAGACATATTAACTCCTATCAATCAAGACCAGCGACTAAATGTAAGCGTAAATCTTGCGTCGGGTTCTACGAATGAGGCGTTCTCGCTCTTTTTCAACTCCAATATGTTTGGTCTCTTCTCTAACTTCAACAATCTCTACTACGGACTGGACGACCCCAGCACGAATGGTATGGATAACCTAATTATCGTAACGAACGAGGCGACGGCATCGTTCAATCCTTACATAGTTGCTACGGGAGGAACAACGCCAATTTCAAAGTCCGTCCAAGATGCTTCTTACCCTCGTATTCTGTATCCAATGTCGCAGAACTACCCGTCTGTATCAACGCTTTGGTCTCCTATTTCCTCTATTGTATTCTGCTCTACTCTGCTTCCAACTCTACCCGAGAATACGGGTGTTCCGCTGGTGCTGAACGCGGGGGATAACACGACGCAGAATACCTCGCTCAACGCTTTCCAACCTATTATTACAGATATCTCGCTACCGCTTGACTACCCCGACGATTACCGCCAGTTCATCTCATACGCCCCGAGTGCCGAGTATCGCCTCACCTCGCTGGGAACAAGTCAGTTGGATATTCGCGAAATTAATATTCAGGTCTATTGGAAGTCCCGCTTAACAAACGAACTAATCCCACTCACTCTATTCAATCAGTCCAATGTATCAATTAAAATCCTGTTCCGTCGTCGCAACGCAGGACGCTGAGGTTCGTTCGTCCCAAAAACTTTCTCTCTTACTTAATATAAAATGGCGAGTGCTGATATTGAGAAGGTCGCTGTCTTTGATAGTCGTATCGTTCAGTCCCGCCCCAAGTTCGCAGTGGATAAGGGTGCTTTATCGGTTACGAATGCTCCGTTTCAGGCACTCTCGCAGACATCGTCCCAGCACACTTATTCAGTTCAAGTGCCGAGCGAGACGACCTTTGTTGACCGAGCGGTGAATTGGTCTTCGCAGGTCGGTATTGCGATTACGATTACGGGAACTTTCGTCGCGGGTTCTACCTATACTATCGGTCAGCAGAGTTCAACGGCGACCCCCGATAGTTTCTGGGGTTGGTGTGCGTTTCCTCTTCAATCGCTTACCTCAACTATTCAGGCGACGATTAACGACACGAATGTTGTGCTGAATAGCAGTGATGTTCTCAAAGAGGTTCTGCGTCTGGTGGATATTCGTGCGAATACGCTTCAACGCACGACCCCGACGAAACTGGATACCTACGCGTCTGCCCTTGATGATGCCCGTTTCGTCAATTCTACCTACGGAAGTTACCTGAACTCTGGCGTTATTCAGGAGGAAGCACCGAACTCGTGGGCGTGGACGAGCGGTGATGCCCGTTATGGCGGTAGTTCGTTTATCCCGTATGTTACGCAGAGCAGTGGAAGTGCGGTTGCGACGGGTTCGGCGTATGTTGTTTCTACGGGTTCAACAGCACCTTGGATTGCTACGGGTGGTGGAACGACCAGCACACTTACTTTCAATGTTGATGGTTCGCTGACGCTTGTTGTTGCTACCGCGAATATTACGCAGTTTACGATTTATGTTGCTCCTTACTTTACGGAGAAACTGGTTCTTTCGCCGTTCGTGTTTAGCGATATTCACGAGCGTGATACGGGACTTTTCGGTATCCAGAATATTCAGTTCGTTATGAATATGCGAAATCCAGCAGATTGCCGACTGGTTCGTCAGCGACAGAACACTGCCTATTCGTCGGGTGGTAATGTTTCATACTCGGTAAGTTCTGCTTACAATACTGCGGGTTCTACCTTCCAGAACTCGCGTCTTGATGTGGTGTTCCTTACGCCGTCTCTGTCTCTGCCTCTTCCACCGAAGTCGGTTGTGCCGTATATGGAGTATCCCCGCTACATTACTTCAAATGCGGGAACAATCGGTTCAGGTGCTACGAACCAGTCGTTCTCTACGCAGACGATTACGCTACCGCAAATCCCTGACCTGCTCGTTATTTATGCGAAACCCCAGTCGTATAGCGATGCTACGCAGGGCGATTGGTATTTCCCTATTCAGTCGGTCTCGCTCCAATGGGATAACTACGCTGGTCTAATGTCTACGATGTCGCAACAGCAGTTATACGAGATGTCGGTGGAGAATGGACTTTCGCAGGATTACCAGCAGTGGAGCGGTCGTCTTCCTGCGGGTCGCGGTGTTGCGGGTGCTACGACGAGCGGTTCGGCGGTGGTTCAGTCGGTTGGTGGTGCGTTGGTTATCCGTCCTGGTAAGGATTTTGCCTTACAGGAGGGGCAGGCACCTTCGCTGGTCGGCAACTACACGCTCCAACTCAATCTGGGTCTGGCGAACTTCTCGGGTGCTACGGGAACGCCTACGATTTATGTAATGACGATTAACTCAGGTTTCTTTGAGAGCGTGAAGGGAACTTCGCGTGTGGTCCGAGGAATTCTCAGTGAGGCGGACATCATCTCTGCTCCTATCTCGTCCCTTGCTACTCGTTCGCAGGTTGAACGGGCGGTTGGCGGTAGTTTCCTTTCCAAACTGGGTCACGCCGTCAGCAAGGCACTCCCGCATCTCCCCGCAGTTGCGAAGGTCGTTGCCCCGCTCGTCAAACCGCATCTGCCGTCGGTCGCACAGCAGGGTCTCTCTATGCTTGGATACGGCGAGGGCGAAGGCGAGGGTTCGCACTCTGCCTCTGGTGGTCGTCGTCGTCACCACAAGGCATCGCACCGCCTTATGTAAAAAACTTCCAAAAATGTTTCCCAGTAGAAATATAAATGGAAGAAGTATTGCCTCCTCTATTCAGTGGTAGTGGTATTGATTGTTTCGCAACTCTACTTCGCACAAAGATAAATCAAATGCGATACCTTGTTGAAGAGATGAAGCGAACCGAAGGAGAATATAAAAACGCATACAAATATGTTCTACAAAAGAAGCGTCAGGATTTACTAACACTTCTTCGTAGTTTTGAAACCGCATATCTAAAAGAGGTAGATGATATTATACCCTTTAATGAACTATTTTAGGTCATTCCAAAGGATACGCATTGCTAATCTATTTGGACTATACGGGTTCATCTTCCAATCTCCCTTAATTCGTCTTGCTCGTTGAAGATACGCAAATCGTTTCGCACCTGCTAATCCCTTCTCTCGTCCCTGCCGTTCAAGAAACGAATAGATTATAAAGTCCCCGTATCCTGACTTTCCAAAACGCACAATTTCATTCGGCAAATGATACTCTAATTTGTGGGTATCATCACTACTGAAATAAAGTTGAGCGGGATTGTATTGTCCCTTTGAATGATATGCTGTTGCTCTCGCAATACGCAGATATTCGCTGGGACGAATACCTTGTTGCTCCAATTGTGTCTTGAATAGTCCCGTCGGCGAGGTCATTTATACTATTCAAATAAAATAAAACG